GGACGGGGGAAAGATCGTCGGGGTGGATTTCCCACTCATCCATCGGCATCACCCCGGCTCTTCTGCGCGGTCTTGACGTAGCCCTTCAAAACCTCGACCAGCTTGTTGCCGTCCTTGTAGCTGATCCACGCGAAGGGGTCTTTCGGGAAGGCATCCATGCCCAGTTCCTTCTTGATGATGGCGCACAGCCTGTCACCGAGCGGGGCCTTGCTGGGGCTGGCATCCTGCAGCCGATACATGAGCGCCCAGACCTTGCGCCGCTGCCCCTCGCTGGTGTGGCCCGGTGCGGTCTTGCGGAGCGGCTTTCCGCTTTTGCGGGGCGGGGGCGTTCCTTGCCGCCCCTCCAACTCGCCGATGACCTTGCAGGCTTCGCCATAGGTCAAGGCTTTAATGCTCTTTTTCCCGGTCATGCCCTCGACCAACTCATGCAGCAAGTCGTCTTCCTCGTTCCGCTTCACCATGCCCAGAGCGCCGCCGATAGCGTAAATTTTTCGGATTTGATAAGCGTTGCATCCGCTCCCGGCCATAAGTAGCCTCCCTTCCCGGCGTCAGCCGCCGTTCTTGAAATGTTTAACGATGCACTTCACGCCTGCGCACAGCAGCGATGCCGCCACCGTTACGATGATGGCGCTCCCGGTAGCACCCAGAACCACAGCACAGAGCCAGATGCCCGTGTTCAGTCCGCCTGCGATAGAAGTCATCATGCATCGGCCTCCTTGCTGCTCACATCATAGTAAAACTCATCCACCGTGCGGATGTAAGCGCCCACCTGCTGCAAAATATCACCGGGCTGGCGTTTCAGCGCCTCGCGGTCAAGGGTTTCGGTAGTCTTGATGAGCTCGGTGTGCCCCAGCACCTTCAGCGTGGCGATGGCCTCGGCCACGCGGCTGCTGGCAAGCATTAGCTTGCTGCTGACACGGTAGCCGACAGTGCCGAAGTTCAGAGCGCGGCTCTTACCGTCCAGTTCGGCCCGATGCAGATCAACGTATGCCTTGACCTCGCTTTCCAGCGCCTTGACCCGGTTCTGCAGCGGCAAAGCCCCCTGTGCGTAGTCGGCCTTGATGCTGTCGATCTGGCGGTCACGCTGGACAGCCATTTCCGCCAGCGTGTGCTGGCATTCCCGGATGTCCCGCAGGGCGTTGTCCACTGCGCCCCAGTCGGCCAGTGCCGGAACGCTGGTTACTTTCTTTCTTGCCATAGATATGTACTCCTTTGCTTTATTGCGGCGTGACAAGGCGGATGTCGGCATTGTTGGCTTCAAAATGCTTGACAAGCGCCTGCCAGTTCGTCCAGTGTGTCTGATAGGCCGTGAAGGTTTTCTCGCGGAACTTTTTAAGCGGTCCTCGGTCTTTCTTCGGCATCTTGTTATAAGCGGCAATCTGCTTGCGGGTCATCAAGGAAGTTTCTTTTTGAGGGATAAACCTCCGGCGCTCCTCGCAATCTTGCACAAACCATGAACCGCGTATTTCGCCATTGACATACACTGCTATTCCGTTGCGGAACATGCTGATGCACTCATTGACAAGTGTGACGCTGTACCCATCGCACAGCAAATCGACTTGTCCGAGTGGAGCACGCAGTCTACTCTTGGCCTTTTCCCAATCTTCTTTTTTCACAAGAACACTCCTTCCTCTCTCTGCATTTGCCGGGGCTTGAGACCCGCGCCCATCCGGGCGGCTGCATTAAGGTGCGGGCATCTGCCCGCAGGGGGTGTTGTTAAACTAAGCACCTTTTTTCTTGCTCTTGGGTGGCCGCACACGCGGCGGGCGGGTGTAGGCCATGCTTTCAAGGGCGTCTTCATAGCCTCGGTCATAGCCCTCCCAGTAAAGGGATGGCAGTTCGTCGGGATTGTCAAATTCCTCGGCGGGCTGGTTCAGCACCGCCTCCTCGCGGCGGGCATCGTCCATAAGGCTGCGCGATGTGATGTAAAGGCACAGCCCCCACGCGCCCAGCAGCAGGATCATGTAGCCGAGGCTGGCGCTCACGGCCAGCGCTCCGATGAAGATGCCCACCAGAGAGCCGCACATAATGCCGCCCACGGCAAAATAACCGCACTTCAAATTCATCAAAAAACTCCCTTCCTCAAACCGCGCCCAGCATACCGATGCCCATATGGGCGGCCATGCGGTACAGGTTTTCATAGCTTACATCGTTGGCACTGGCCGCGTTGGTGTACAGGTTCATTGCACCACGAATGCCCCACGGACTGCGACAGACGCTCAGCAGAAAGTCCAGCTCCTTGCGGGCGTTCTGCTCGGCCAGCACTGGGAACAGCTTCCGCACATCATCTTCTTTAACCTTGCGGGTGGTGTACTCGCGCTGCATACGGATGCGGCTGAATAGCTGCGCAAACTGCGCTTGCTGGCGGCCCTGCAGGCGGCTGTACACTTCGCTGTTGCCGATGAGCACCACGCCGACACCGTGCTCCCCGGTCATGGGGTTGTCGTCCGTCAGGGAGCGGATTTCTTCCAGCGCCGCATATTTGAGGTGCTGGGCTTCGTCAATAACGATGACCCAGTTTGTGCCGTCAAGGCGGGAACGCAGTGCCATCATCTGATCCATCTTGTTGCGGCACTCCGGCACGCGCAGGGCGCGGGCCAGCAGCTTGATAGAGCCGTTCAGTGTGCCCGTGCTGGGTGTGATGCTGATGCCCACCGCGTTCGTGGGATGGTCGCGCAGGAACTTCTGTGCGCCCTTGCTCTTGCCGACGCCCGCATCACCGTGCAGCACGACCATGCAATGCTCCAGCTGGGCAAAGCGGATGCTCTGGCAGACATCCTCGCTGATGCTGGTCGGCACATACGCCGCGCGGGGCAGCAGGCTGGCGGTCTTCTCGGCGGCGGCCTCGGCCTCTTCATCCAGCTTGAAGAACTCGCTCAGCTGCCGCTCGACGGCTTCCACCGAGCCTTTATACTTCTGATTGAGGTAGCTGCTCAGTGCCGCGCTGGAAAGATTCACTTTAGCGGCAAACTGATTTTGACTGATGCTGTGCGTCTCCATGTAACGCTGCGTGCGCTGGATCAGCGCGGGGTTATAGGTCTTTTCCATCTTCAATTCCTCCTCGTTGTCTGATGATGTTCTCGTTCATCCTGCCGATGTCAATGTCACCGACAGCTTTAAGCAAAGGTTCTTCGCGGGTCGACTGCTGCAGCTGTATCAGCTTCGGGCTGGGGAAGGTGTCCAGTGCATCCAGATTGCGCTGGGCCAGTGCCGTTGCAAGGGTAAGGGCGCGGTCTGGATCATCCGGCAGCCGGAGGGCTGCGCCATATTCCCGCACGGCTTTTTCGGCGCGGCGCTTGGCGGCCATAAGGTCGGCGATCTGTTCTTGATTTTCCAGATACCCGGCTGTCAGCTTGTTCTGCGGTGCTACACACAAGAAGCGGTCTTCCATATCGTAGACGCGCACGCTGGACAGATCTTCCGGGTCGTACCGCACATAAACTTTCTCCTTCATGCGCATATTTACCAGTTCCGGGGTGTAAAAATCCAACTCCAAGCCGTGCAGCTTCAAGGTCACGCCGCGCCGTCCGACGCGGACGGGCTTGCTGGTGCGCAGTAGCATCAGCTGCAGATCGTCGTCACTGGCGGGGCGGCGGGCCACGCCGTTGCGCAGGCTCTCGTGCCAGACCTGTATGCGGCTCTTGCCTTTATCCTCGGCCACACTGCCGCCGTAGTCGTCGCAGTTCATGTAGCCTTCTATCAAGGTATCAACAGCGGCAATGACTTCGGCATCGGTGGGGATATGCTCCCCGCGCTTCAAAACGGCCTTTAGGCGGTTCGGCTTCTCGACCACGTTGCCGCCTGTGTAGGTGGGGAACAGTCGGGAAATATAGTTTTTAACATCCTCAAACCGACGTTCGACAAGCTTGGCGCGGGCATTGCGCACAATAGCGTTTGTCATTTCAATGCCCAGCCGCTCAAAAACACCGGGCGGCGCAAACGGCTCGCTGCCGTCGGCCAGCCGCTTTTTGGCGCGGTGACCGCGTCCGCCGATGTCGTAGGTCAAGAACTCTCGGCCATTGTCAACATAGGCGCGGCTCGGAATGCCAAACTTCAAGATACCCTTGCGCAGCGCGTTCAGCGTCGCTTGGCTTCCGGGGCTGTCTGTAACATACCAGCCTGTAAAGATACCGCTGCGGGCATCCAGCCACGCGCTCAGATACAGTCGGTGCAGTGTACCATCCGGCCCCATGCTTTCCACATCAAGGGTGTGGGTATCGCCTACCCAGAAGTCGTTGGCATTGATACTCTCATATTCGCGGCGTATGTAGGGGCTGCACAGGTCATAGTATTTTTTCTCGCCCATGCGGCACAAAACCATGACCGGGTAAGGCACAGCCTTTGCTTTGCGGTAGAAGGTGTGATACCCCGGCAGGGGCATCGCTTCGGGCATATTCTGCTGTGCCCACTCTTCTGTCAGCGCAATGCAGCGGGGCACGGGAAGCTGACTTTCATCAAGAAAAAGTGACAGAAAAACTCTCTCAATAGCCTCCGGCATCTTGCTCATGCCCTTGCGGGCCTTGCCGCGCATATCCACCAGTGCGCCATAGTCGCCCTCGCGGATGGCCGCCCACTTTCTGTAAAGCGTCTCTACGCTGATTTGACGGTCTGGCTCTTCCATCCGGCACAGCAGCACAAATTTTTCGTCGCACTCGGCTTTCTTTGTCCCGGCCTTGTTGCGGTAGGTCTGCCAACGGTCAACGGTTGTTATCCAGTACCCAATTTCACCGCGTTCCTCGGCAGTGTAGGCTTCCAGCGGTTTGCAGGCGGCGGGCTTGTCAGCCTTTTTCGCCTTGGCCGGGGCCGCCGCAGGCAGCGCGGCGAGCGCGTGCTCCGCAAAGTATTTCTGCTGCGCCGCATCAGGCAGGCTGGAAAGCGGGAACAGGTACTCCGGCCTGTTTCGTTCGTTCATGTGGGTCTGATAGGGCAGTTCGCCAGATTTAGCCATTCTCTGAACGTGTCGGACAGACAGCCCCATCAAGGCACTTGCTTCCGATGCTTTCAATAACGCTTCCAAAAAATCACCTCTTTCTGACCTGCCATCATCAGACTGTGTAGGTCATCTCACAGTGACGCCCGCGCGGGGCGTTTCGGCAATAGGGTGTTCATTTTTCTGTATTTGTGCTATAATCGCCGCAAAAGGTGGTGAATCTTTATGTTTGACCCGGATATTCACATCCCGGACATTGCCCGTGGTGCTGCCATCC